CTGGTTGTTGTATGTTAGGCATCATCATAGGAGTTTTAGGTTTTTCCATAGGGTTATCTCCAAGAAAACCACTAAATAAATTACCTGCTCCTTGAGTAAGACCAGCAAAAGTTGGAAGTATAGAAGTTAACCCTCCACTCAATCCACTAAAAAAATCAAACATTTACATCTCCTATTAATTTAAAATTTATTATGAAAATAGTCCTAAAGTTCCACCTATAAGTGCACCATAAGGGCCAAAAACAGAACCTGCTGCTGCACCACCTAATGCTCCTTGTAAACCACCACTTTTTGCTCCAGGAGCAGTTTGAGTAGTAGTTCCAGCTATAGGACTTCCTATTAGATTTGAATAGTTTTGCAAGTTAGCTAGATTTGCATTTTGATTAAAGTTATATCTATTCATAGCTTCATCTATAGGTAATTGTGCTCTTGCTGTTCTTATATTTCCTAATTGTTGCAATGTTTGAGCTGGTGCTTGTAAACCACTCATAATTGTAGGTATGTTTTGCATAGCAACAGCTTGTGATTTTAGAGCATCTCCATATACATCACCATATAACCTAGATGCAACATCTGATTGTTTGGTTAATAAATCTTTTATAACTTCAGATTCTAGTATACCTTGTCTGCTTCCACCAAGCTGTCCTGCTCCTGTAGCATTTCTACGAGCTTGTTGAAGTAGTCTTGAAGCACTTTCCTCCATTGGTCTTGTTCCTGCTCTCAATGCTTCTTGAAACATTGGATCAGCAAATCTAGTAGAAGGGTCTGCCATCAGACTTGTAAAGCCTGGCACTAAAGCGTTAGCAATATCTGTTTGTCCACCTAATGCTTGTTGCTCTCCTATTTGTTCTGCTCTAAGTAATATATCATCAGGGTCAGCATAAGTTTGGCCAGGATAAAACTGCTGTGGAGTTAAATTCTTAGCTTGTGAAAAAACATCTCTTAGATAAGGAGCTTGTCCTTCCCATGGCTCTGATTTTGTTGTTTGGGTTTGCGACCCACTTCCTTTACTCATAATGTACCTCTAATGTATTGTTGTGAGTTCTTTTACGAGAACTGTGTATGCGTTCTCATACCCAAATCTCTCTAATTTCTTTATAAATCCTTTGCGACAAACTGTTTCCATTGCTACGCAACCATTTTCCAATGCCCATTCCTCTATGGTTTCTAACCAATCTTGTACCCATATGTCTAAATCTTTACCTCCTAAAGTAACTATTCTACATACAGTCTTTCTAGGGTACTCTATAATCTCTGTAGTAAGTACTGAGATAATTTCTCTGTCATCATTAAATATTAACCACAGTTGCATACGAGCTTCTGATAATCTTTTGTAGATATCTTCGACAGACATCTCATCTCTACTCTTACCATTACCCATTTCTATATAAGGTTCGCAGTCTTCCCAAACCTCATTGATTCTATCCGATGGTATTCCTGATATATATAAGTTCATAGCTATCTCCTATTGACTTACTTGTATAATACTGAGTGTAACAGATGGGGTTTCAGGGGCAAATGCTGTAGCTGCATTATGTTGTAGTTCTACGTCAGTACTGTCTGATGCCCAAAATGCTTGTAAGTATTGTCCTGCTGTTATGCTAAATATTCCATTCCTAGATATTATTTTCTTCTCTGAATTTTCATGTAATGTAGAAATAATCGTAGACTGAGAACTGGTTGCTCCATTTATCTTTGGAAAGAAGTATACAGTTTTTGTATTAGAACTTCCTGATGATAAAGTCGCATGAAAAGTTACATGATACTTACCTGTATGAGTAAAGTTAAGTTTACTTGAATCTGTGCCATCAATGCTTATACCTTGTTTATCGCCTGAACTATCAAAAGTTATGGGATAAGCTGTATCTACTAAAGCTGGTGCTTGGTCAGTTGTATCATAAAAGAAACCAAAATCACCTGCACCACTACCACCTGCAAATGCTCTCCATACCGAACCATCATAGTAATATAGGTTTTCTCCTTGTCCTGGATTCCAGTTAGTGCCATCAGCATAAACTATATCACCTTGCTTTACCCTGCTAGGTTCTACATTCTTTTCTTCTATAAAGGCTATAGGGTTTTCTTCTAATGCTCCTTGTATTTTTTGAAATTCTTGTAACAAATATTGTGGTAAATCTTCAGGATTATCAGGTACTGGATTAGGCGTATATTTAGGTGCTTGTGACATTTAGCGTTCTCCTATTACCTCATATTCTATATCATATCCGTTTAATTCAAAAGTTGTAGCTGTTGTGTTTTGAAACTTAATAGCTATGTATTTACCTGTTGCTCTAGCATCTACCTTGTTTTGTGTATCAGGATTTATAGTTTGTTGTGTTTTGTAAGTATATGTACCATCAGGGGTCATAGAACTTCCTACAAATACTTCAGCAGAACCTGTACTAGAAAATCTTGGGGTAATCTTTTTTACTTGTTTTACAGTATTAGTATTACCATCAAGGGTTAATCCTTTTCTTTCCAAAATCATAGTAAAGTTATTTCCAGCAAAGTCAAACCCATTATCTCCTCTATAGAGTTTAGTATCTCCTGTGCTAGACATTAGTATACTAATTTCTGTAGGGTTATAGTTTCTTTGCCCCCAGTTCTCAGTAGTACTATAGGAATCCCAACTTTGTGATTGATCTGACCATACAACTGCTGATACGCCAGGATTTACTATGCCTAATGCTATATGTAAAATATCAGGCAATTCCCTGAAACTAAATGAGTTTGTATTGTAATTCCATATTAAGGCTTTATTACAATAAGTTGATCCTACTGTTGGGTAAGATACCCATATTTCATTCTTTTGTTTATTATGTGTTACAAATATGTTTGCATAATTATTACTATCTATTTCTTCAAATAAAGTTCTTTTGACAACTGTACTAGCAACAGATTCTTTAGATACACCATTATGAACAATAAGATCACCATTAGTTACTACAAAGTGTCTACCATTAAATTCTGCTACACAGTTTCTTGATAAAACACCTGAGTCATCAAATAGTTTCTTAATATCAAATACTAGATTACCACCAGTAAAAGTCATAATGTATGTAGTGTTTTCTTTATATATTATAAAAGATTGTTTAAGTGGAAACCCATCTACAATAAATTCACCTGCATCGCCTACTGTTGCTGAACCTGCATCGTTTGTACTAGATGCTGTCCAAGAACTAGGTAATGTAAGGTTTTCTGCTGCATCTCCCCATCTAACTTTATTAGGATAGTTAACAGAAGATTCAGTCATATTTAAAGCTATTAAGTAATTACCAAAAGGTCTTATTACTTTACAAGTTGTATTTGATGGCCAATTAGTTAAATCAGTAAACTTACTAGCACCTGTTGTAGCTAAACATTGTGGTTCATCTACTCCATTGTTTAAAATAGCTAGTCCATTAAATATAGAACCAGTCCAGTTGCCTGAAGCAGTCAAGTTAGTAGAATAATCTCCACCTGATACTCTTGTAAAATCTTCGTGACTAGAACCATTCCATCTATAAATTTTAGCTGATCCAGCATAAAACCAATAGTTATTAGCACCTGTAGACCAATTTAAAGCAAAATAAGGAGCTACTGAAGGTGTGCCAAATACTTGGTCTTGACCTAATATTTTCTTAGCTGCGTTATCTTCAAATCTAGCATTTTGTGTATGTGAAAAATACTCGTTAGGCAATACAGTATTGTTAGTATCCTTAATCATTCCTTTCGGATTTAATACTTGAAAGGTTGCCATTACGCAGTTCTTCTCCACATGTATGCAACGATATAAGGTTGTAAGTTATTATGTGCCCCACCTCCACCTGTTGCATCTGTTGTCATTGTTCTGCCAGGATTAGTGCTATCACCTGCTGATGGAAAATCAACATCTTCATCTTCACCATTACCTCTTAAAGCTGATGTGTGAGCATGTGATGGTAATTCAGCAGTTGTTAATGTATGCGTTTTAGTACCACCAGTTTCTTGTGCTGTATCAAAATCACTGTCTGATGCGTTTAAACCTACTATAACTCGACCAGCTCCAAAAGCTGCCCAAGTGCCAAAACCTAATAATGTT